TACTGCCCTGATTACCTGCTATACCAGTTGCACCAGTTGAACCTGTAATGCCTTGTATACCTGTAGCACCAGTAGCGCCATCATTGCCAGTGACACCTGTAGCACCTGTAGCGCCATTTGTCCCTGCTGTGCCAGTAGCACCTGTAGCGCCATTTGTTCCAGTAGCACCTGTGCTACCAGTTAGACCAGTAGCGCCCTGCGTACCAGTTGCTCCAGTTAAACCTGTACTACCAGTTAAACCTGTACTACCAGTTAAACCTGTACTACCAGTTAAACCTGTACTACCAGTTAAACCTGTACTACCTGTTAAACCTGTACTACCAGTTAAACCTGTACTACCAGTTAAACCTGTACTACCTGTTAAACCTGTACTACCAGTTAAACCTGTACTACCTGTTAAACCAGTAGCACCAGTACTGCCCTGATTACCTGCTATACCAGTTGCACCAGTTGAACCTGTAATGCCTTGTATACCTGTAGCACCAGTAGCGCCATCATTGCCAGTGACACCTGTAGCACCTGTTGATCCGTCATTGCCTGTTACGCCAGTAGCACCTGTGCTACCTGTTAGACCTTGTATACCAGTTGCACCAGTTGAACCTGTAATGCCTTGTATACCTGTAGCACCAGTAGCGCCATCATTGCCAGTGACACCTGTAGCACCTGTTGCTCCATCTAGACCTGCTATGCCTGTAGCACCTGTTGCTCCTGTTGGCCCAGTAGCACCACTTGATGGACTAATCCAACTTAAATTACCACTACCGTTTGTGCTTAATACATATCCACTACTACCACCAGTAATGATTACATTACCGTTGGGTCCTAAATTACTTACGCCACTAACAGTAACATTGCTTGGGAAACTCCATGCTCCATTACCATAATAATATGTTGTAGAGTTTGCTGTATTGCTACTAACAATTATTTCTACTCTACTTGGTATATTTGTTGTTGAACTTAAATCACCAAATGTAGTATCTACATTAGCCTGCAATACAAAACCATTAACAATATTTCCAGGTGTTGTTCTGCCAGCAAAAAAGAATAAACCTAAATTGTCACCATTAGCAACTGCTACATTACCATCACGATTACCACGCTGTCTTATGGTACCTATGCCGCCACCCCATCCTGAACCATCAGCCGCGTTACCATAACTATATTGAAGTATACTTGCTGGAGCATTACCAAGATAAGGCAAACCATTACTATTAGTTCCTGGTATTGACAATAATGTTCCATTATAATTAAACTGCCATTGATTTTGCGCGGTAGAAGATGTATTACTTGTAGTATTACCATATGGATTACCAGTAGTAATATTAAGTTGACCAGGAGTCCATGCTGTATTTGCTAGCGTAAAACTTGTATTTGCCGCTAATGGTGCTACAGTACTAATTGTTACAGCACGAGGAACACCAGCACCAGTTGATATATTAGTGTTTGCTGTAATTACATGACTGGTCAACCGCATAATGTTATCATTATTAGCCGCATTCAATATTGTATTAGTGTTACCTCTTGCCTTAATAAACGCAAAATTTAATGGTTGACTTCCACCACTATTACCACTTGGATTGCCTGCTCCAAGATCAGTTACTGCGAATCCAGTATTAGGATTTGCTGCGTTACCTAAACTTCTACCTGTTGGTCTATATATAAAAGCATGTGTAGGTAAATTGTTTATTGATGTATTTGGTGCTAATTGAGTATTACCTCGTAATAAAATTTGAAATCCATTAGCAACACCATCATTGTAAAAAGTTGCTATATTTGCTAAACCATTTGCTGCTATAGTAACATTACTATTTGCTGCTACTGTAACATTACTATTACCATTAATTAAATTTGTAGCGTTGTTTGCTAAATTAGGAACATATGGGCTACCATTCGCATAATTAATATACGCATTGTTTGTTGGTAATGTAAAATTACCAGTTTGATCCATTTGCCATCTGAAAAAATTGCCATTATTAAGGCTTATTTCCATACCAAGCGAACCAGCATTACCAGTTGAATCTAAAGTTGTATTAAATTCAACATAAGGATAATTAGCAAGACCATCATTTTCCTGTCCAAATCCACTATTCAATGAACCTGCTCGTACATAACCATATATGTTACTATCAGATTCATGTAATGCTGTCATTATAGTTCTTCTTTGCCCACTCGCATTAGCCGCAAGTATACTGCCAACCTTGGTCGCACCATTACTAAAATTAATAACTTCACGATAACCAGTGCCACTTTGTGCTGGTAATAGTAATAAATTACCTACATTAGCATCTAGAGGAACATTTATACTATTAGCAAATGTTACATTACCATTAGCCCAGAAACTTGATGTTAAACTTGCTGTACCATTAGATACAACAATATCAATGCCTGCTGGTATTATTGGAGTAGCATTTGCTGTATTTTGAACATAACTACTATCTACTCTTGGAGCAATCTTTGGATATGTCGCTGGAGTTCTAGCAAGATTACCAGTGCCAGGGTCATATGCTGATGCAGGGACAAAATTAATATTACCAATATAATCATTTGCTAAAATGCCAGTTGGTACAACACTATTACCACGATTCATATTAATATTAATCGCAGTTGCTTGTGGTAGATTACCAACACTACCTGTTGTTGCTTTACCAAATCCTATTAAATTTATTAGCCCTTGACTTTGCGCTGATCCTATAGGTAATGCTTGACTAACACTAAGCCCTTGCGAACCATTCATGGTTACAAATAATCCTCTTTTTGCTAAATCACCACCACTAGCAGGATTAATAGTAGGATCAGCAAGATTTGCTCTAATACTTGGTATAGCTAATTGCCATATACTACCGCCGACTGCTGAATCTGTGTTAGCATTACCTATTTCACCACTATTGTAAATAGTATCACGAGACATAAATGCTGTGTTACCAGTACTATTACTTTGTACTAAATTGACATTTGCTACAATAAGATCACCATTCCGAGTACCAATACCAGCATCATTTATAATGTTAGTAATTTGCCAGCCGCCCTGATTTGTGGGGGAACCTTTAATATTTTTAAGTTGACTAGTGGCCCATCCACTTGTAAAATTAATGTTTGATACTGTTTGTCCAAGTGGAAAAAATTGCCAACTATCAGTAAAAGCAAGAGTATTGCCTATAGCAAAACCATTTGTTGTTTTATCAAATGTAAGATTTACAGTACCATTAGCAACACCACTATCATTGAATATAACTTGAGTATTACTTCCGCCGATTGGGCCAGTCGCACCTGTAGCACCAGTTGGTCCACCAGAGGGACCTGTTGCCCCTGAAGGGCCAGTCGCACCCGTTGCCCCTGTCCCAGTCGCACCTACAGGCCCAGTACTGCCTGTACTACCTGTGATACCAGTCGCACCAGTAGTACCAGTACTGCCTGTTTCACCTGTGCTACCTGTACTACCAGTGATACCAGTCGCACCTGTACTACCCTGTGGTCCTGTAGCACCTGTAGCACCAGTCAACCCACTACCATTTGTAGGCGACACTACTGTGCCCACACCTTTTGTACTATACAATGTAGTAAGATTCTTACTCGCTACAGAGTTATCAACAACAGGAACAGTTGGCTTTAGTATGACAACATTGCCACCACTACCACTATATAATGTTGTTAAGTTATTTGATGATACTACATTTGCCATAGTTTTACTTTATGTTATATTGGCGATATTGTCTTGGTTGCCATACACTTGTTAATCTTGTATGACCGCCACTCCACTTGCCAAGATTGTTTTGATCTTCTACAGTATTAACTGCGTTGTCAAATTTTGATCCATATATTTGAGCATCATCTAAATTATGACGCTTGATATAGTATTCACGCAATGTTCCATAAACATATCCTTCAACCCATGTTTGTAATACAGCGTTAGTTTGTACTGTTTGGTTAATAATTTTAATATCATCAACAAATCCTGCAATTGGAGTTGTTCCGCCAATCGCTGAGAATGTAATACTTGTCAAACTATCAACTGCTGTAACATAAAATGTACCAGTACCTAAACTACCAGTATCATCTGGTGGAACACTTATTGCTGAAATTTCATCACCAATTTTAACTCCAGCGGTACTATCTAAGCCAGTAATTTTTGCTGTCCATGGTCCACTGCCACTAATATCTTGAACATATCCTCTTAAACTTATTAATGTATCTTCAACTGGGGCAAACAATAAAGGCCATGCTTTGTAGTAGTATAAATTGATCAAATCACCTGATGCTACATAAGGTAAGAATTTATAGCGTTGTCCAACTTCACTAAACTTGCCGCGAATAACTGCTGGCACATTAACTGGTTGTAGATACAATTGAGCAATCATGCCCTGTGTAATGATATCTCTGTCACCAATACGATCATATACGATCCATGGTCCAGTTTGACTGCTTGGAGCAGGTGGAGTTGTAAAGTTTATTAATCCATTAACTGCTTCTGTGTTATTTTCTGACAATGTTATAGTTGATCCGATTGCCGAACCACCTACTGCGTTAACGGTACATCCAGGAGCAATACCTACGCCCGTAACATTCATTCCTGGCTGTAGTGCTTGTGGTGGTGTTGATTGTAATATAATAGTATTTTCACTAACATTACCTGTACAAGTTGCGTTTGTTGTATATTGTTGTCCCTGCTTAAAGAACAATATAGGTTTGTTCATATCGCCAGGAATTGGTATCCCGCCATACTGATCTACTACACCAATGTTTTCTGCTGCGTATGGGTCAGATCGCAATGCTGGTAATTCAATATTACGCATTGATAACTCGCATAAAAAGATACACTTTTTAATTTCTGCTGTATTAGTGCTTCCAGTAAAATCTTGAATATATGATACTAGATCATCACCTGTTGGGATTACAAACATTATTAATGTCCTCTAAAAAATTTCTGTTGTCCTACTTTACTTGGGTACGGGACCTCAATTGGAATAGGTAATTTGCCATGTGGATAGCAAACATATTGTGGGTATTCTTGCTGAACTACACGATAGAATTGTGCTTTTAATGTTCTATCATTCTTAAGTGCGTTCCAGGGAATACCACCAAAATACTCATCACTAATACGAATAGAAATAACTGTTGGTAAATCCATCCATTTATAACCAAGTTTACCGTCTGGCATCAATGGTGCTAATGGATCAGGAACTCCCATTTCTGCTAACTTACGATATTGAGCGCAATATTCTGCTACTTCATCTGTATTATGTTGTTCTCTTTGAATAAAAAACTTACCATCTTCACGACCAGTCGTTACTTTGATGTTCTTGCTTTTATTCCAATCACTTCTTTTCCAGTCACCCTTCATTGATTGATATAACTTGTCATTCTTTAGTAGTTTATCTGCTACACCATTATGATTTGTTACCATTCCACCATGATCTTGTCTCCAATAATCGTGGTTCTTTTCAGGCTCTTTGTCGCTTAAATATTCAGGTTCGTTTATATTGTTCATGTATATATTTAGTCATTCTATGTTTATTGTGTATACTTACAAAAAAAGCCCCAGAAGGGGCTTTTCTTGTTGTATTAATCTAGTGATTAATATGTATCGCCAGCACCAGTGTTTACACGCTGTACGATTGAAGCACCGCGTGGTGTAGTTACTAGTGAACCTGTATTGGTAATCTGATTCAACATACCAACTCCAGCTGGGTTACGAACAATTAATGTTCCTTCCATGATGAATTGGTCTAGAGAAGCGTCAGCATTACTGAATACTTCATTATTAGGTCCTAGATCACGCAATGAACCCCATTGTAACACATCTTCATTCAAGAAGTAGATTGAGTGACTTACACCTGATTGGTCCATGATCCAAGAATCATAAACTTCATAAGTGTAGTTGAAGTCACCTTCGTAGGTTTGAATCGTGTCACCACGCTCAACATTACGACGGTTTACATTGTTGTTAGAACTAACGATGTTATCACTAATGATTGTTCTCAAACTTGTTGGAGCAACCATTGAACGGATTTTAGCGTTGTAGCGTTCTTCAGCAACAGTTACCAATTGCTTGTACAATACTGGACTGAATACTTGATTCACGAAATCGCTAGATCCAAAGTAGTTGCTACCACCACCAGTAACATTCAACTGACCTACTACATAAGTAGCGGAGTCAGTATCTTCATTATTAGTGAAAGTCACCATTTGAGTTGCGTCATTTGATGTAACATTGAAAGATTGTGTACCTGCGAATGCTGCTAATGAACCCATACGACGGCCAGTTTGACCTGATGGAAGACCACTTGCTGTACCTGTTTGACCAGCATATTTTGTACCGATTTGATCGTTACGAACTAATTGCTGTTCCACATCAAACATCAATTCAATCAATTGCTTGACTTCTTGATATGCTTGTGGATCGCCACCACTCTGCATGACGGCACGAGCAGTTCCAGATGCTGCGATAACAGTACTAAAAATCTGTGTGTAGTTACCTAAATTGAAACGCTGATTTGATTCTGCTTGACTGGTATTAACAGTAGCACCTTCAACTTGCGCTTGAACTTGTGGTAAACGATAAATGTCATCTGTCCATAAAGGCAAGGTTGAGTTAACTTTGCGCTTTTTACTCATACACATGTTTAGTACAGGTGTATCATCTTTAACACGATTAGAAACATCTAAATCTAAGTCCTTGACAACGATATCTGACCCATAAGCGGTTGTACCATTACCAATTTGACTGGTTGTAATTTCTGCCATAATATTCTCCTTAAAATGTAATTAGGCTATTTTATCTACCACCTCTTGCTGACCGTAGTTTACTTAACTGCGCCATTAAGAGATTGTCACCGGCTGAGTCGCGTGTGCGTTTGTCACCGGTCTTGGCTTGTTCACGAAGTTTGCTCAACTGGTCATTGTCACCTCTTTGGGTGCTTGAACCTTTACGCTGCGTTAGAGCGGCCATGCTGCTTCCAGCATTTTTTGTTGATGGTTTACTTCTATATCGTAGACCATCACGGACTAAACTTAATAAGTTTTCATCACTTGATATCAGGTCTATGTTCGGAATTCCAGGAATCATTTCTTGATTAGCATGAGGCCATAATTTAGCAACTTTTTCACGAACCTCATTAAAGACATATTCGTTTTTCAACTCTTTGTCTGTAAAGTTCTTTCGTGCTTCTGTCAATCTGGTACCTACCTCCTGGGCTCGCAATTGTTTGAACTGATCTATTTGTGGCTTCAACTGACCTATTACATTCTGTTGTTGCCTAATATATTGTTCATTCTGCTGCATGGACGCATGAATTCGTGCTTGATGCGCGGGATCATTTGTCTGCTGTAACTGCTGTTGAAATGTTGTTTGATAATTTTGTGTTTTCACAATCTCATCATACGCTTTTCTCAACTGCGGTTGGATAGTAAATTCCATTGCTAATGTTAGCCCCTCCTGTCGTTGCCGAGTTTGATTTAGATATTCATCAAATTCTGCTCGTTCTATCTTCAGTTGTCGGGCATCTTCATGTATTGCCGATCCCTGTCCTAATATTGCTGCTGCCTTTTTAGCATCTACGACTACTTCTTTACCGTTTCGCATGAACTTAAACTTAGCGTTAGGGTTCGTTTCTGCGAATTCAATAAAATCTATTAATTCATCGCTTGTGCTGTCTGAATTAGAATTGCTTACATTTTCATGGGCATTTTCATCATCAGTGGCATTATCAATACTATCTTCAGTATCGTCAACTTCTGGCACAATGTTTCCATTGTTTGGTGCCACAGGGCTTGATGCTTCTGCCGACTCATCTTGACCTGTCTCAGCCTGTTCAGTAGTACGAATTTGATTACGCTGCGTTAATTCACGCATAGCGGTCATTTTCTGTGCTATAGAATCTAAACTAGGGACTGCGTTTTGTTCAGTGGCCGCGCTTGTTGGAGCGTTAGGCGTGATCGTTTCTGTCATTTAATTTCCTTTAGTATTTATGTGTTGGGCACTTCTGTGTTACCAACACGATTCTTCCAATAAACTGCTCTTTTCAGACCAGTTATGAAATTGTCAATACCTGCTAATTCATTACTTATCGCAATTCTTTGGGCATTGTCATCTGGTGTATGTCCTCCAATACCTGCTAATCTATCAGCAAGTTCAAACTTGAAGTGATGGACGAACATCGCCAGATCCTTATTCTTTAATAATGCTTCTGATTGACTACCATAGTGTCTAATTTTGTCTTTCTGTGCTGGTGAAAGCGACTTCAAACTGCTTACATCTAATGTCAATCTACTATTATAAAATTCTATTGTTTCTTCATTAATCATATTGTATTTATGATTTGGTTAATATATTCATATTTTACGAGTATACTTTTGGTGTTCCTTGTGCTAACGCCATATAATCCAATTGACTTTGTGCGTCTTTGCCCTGTATTTCAGCCATAATTTGTTGTGATTTTACTTTGTTCAAATCTGCTGAACTTAAGTCCTTCTTCTCTACTGGACTAGGTTCTTTGTTCTTCATTGCTTCTTGACCTTGTTTAATCATAGTTGCTACTTCTTCATCACTTGGCAAATATGTATTACAATCTTTGACGCCAAGCACATATAATGTGTCAGCAAATGGCTTCTTAATCTTCTTGTATATCTCAGGAGTCAATGTTCCTGCTTGTACCATGCTTTGTGTTGCTTGATATAATTCAGTTTGACATTTCTGTATAATCTGTAATCGTGCCAATGAGTTTTCTTCACTCATCATACCTAATGCTAGTTCTAAATGAACTTCTTTTCTATCACAAAAATTCATATCGTCCCAAGCTAGATAATCTAAAAACTCAGGCTTTTTGTCTGGGTGAAAACTTTGTGCTAATCTTTTTACTCCATAATCATCACCATATTGAATCAATGTGCGCCATACCAACCATATTGCTTCACGCAATCCTTCTGCGCTATTGCGAACTGTGTTATCTTGTATGATTTGATTTGGTGTCAATGCTAATTGTAATTTGATACCACTATTACCTGATGACATAACTTCTGGATTGAATACATCCGTAGGTGTTGTCATACCAACCATAGCCATAGTATCTTGTTGTATACGCTCCATTGATCTTTCCAAGAAATCTAAATTGCCACTTGGAGGAGGAATCTGGTATATGTCTTTTGCTGGATCAAACTTACTATCCAATATAAAGATAGCACTTTCGCCATCTTGTAACATCTCAAAATCTAAACGATCTGGTTTAACACCAATACGAGGTGTTGCTGTCAATAGACCCAATTGTATTTCTGCTCTTGCTGCTGATGTATTATATTCCTGCATGGGAATAACACTTTCAGCAATACTCATACCATAGAAATTACCTGGTAATGGCTTTGGACACATATTCGCAACAGGAATAAACTCAACTTCTTTTGCTGATATAATATAACTACCACTATAGATTAGTTCTACTAATTCTAGTTCACCATCACCATCAATATCATATTTGTTCCATACGGTAACAATAGATACTTGACGACTATCTGGGTCAGCACTTGCTGCTGAACTTACAGGTATACCCATAACAGGCACACTATCTCTTGCGTGAATCGCTAAATTGTTTAATACACTACCAGCTTGGTAAGCACCATTCATGTTGTATTCAGCATGAATTCTAAATTCTTCTAAATCAATGCCTGGATATAATTCCATTGCTTCTTGAATAGTCATAGGATCATAGTAACCACAGAAAGGTTGATCTCTCATTTGTGGTACAGTAGGATCACATATCCAATAGTGTTGTGCGATTGGGACAAATCTAACATTAACATTGTAACCAGTTAGTTTATACTTTGCTGAATAGATTGTATTGCGATTAATTGCGTCACTTAAAATTTGTTCTTTACCTGCAAGATTACCTTGAGTAATTTCTTGCTGATTATCTGATAATGTTTCTTGATCTTGTTCTTCTGGTAAATCAGCCATTGTAGACATATGATGATCTATCATTTGTTTTGCTGATTCTTTATCTTGTTGACCTAATAGTTGTTGTATTTCAGGCATTGCCTTTTCCATGTCAACATGGATTTTACGCTTACCTTGTCTTAATGATGTAAGTCCGCCTTCACTTGCTTGCTGCTCAAATGCTTTTAATTGGTCCATCGTACCTTGTGTTTCAATATAACGCACTATAGGTTCACGAATTGGTTTGATCATCATCATACCATTCTTGTGCATGGTCGCATCCATGATCCAGCGTTCTAATATAAAGTGTGGATCATTCATTTGATTGACAACTTTACTGACCATATCAGTTGCTTGTCTTGCTGCTATCTCATCATCTTCACCATCAGCAACGAATTCAAAGTTAATTTCGCCATTTGGCATCAATCCTTTAGCAATAACTGCTGTAGCATAATCAACTACTGGTTTAACACTAGGGTGAATATAATCTATCCCGTTTACAGGTGCTGTACTATCTGTAACCGCAAGACATAAATAATGATAATCACTAGCACGATTTACTGCGTTCTTTGTGCCCAAATAGCGTAAATAACCCGCCATTTTGACATCCATTTGATTTTTCATACGAACGAAAGTAGCATTTATCTTTCTGTTCTGATTTATGTTACTTACGGGGATATTTTTAATGTCCAACATTGATGGTTCCTTTGGTGCTTTTTATAGCATATATTCTATTTAGTATTATTGTGCTGGATTGTATGCTTTCTTCCAAGCTGGTTTGTTACTGTCATCATATTTAACATAACGATCTCGTTGCGCTGCCATGCGTTGTTGCGGTGATCTATTATCCCAGGGTTCTGCGATTCCCTGTAAACAACCTAATATTCCATAGCGTACTGAATCAATACAATCGTCTGGATCGCTAAAGCGCCCTCTTTCATCTACATAATAGTTCTGTGCTTCACTTAAGAATTGAGTACAATTCTCATTAACCATTAAACTTCCAACCTCTAGCATTTGCCGCATCTGATTAATACCATAACTCTTGTGATTAGTTGTACGCCCTTCATTATCTGGCGGATTCATTATTGCTTTCTCATATACATTCAATTGATAACTCTCAAACAATTCTCTAATTGAACTACTACTCATAGTATATCTGCCACTAGTATTTGCGTCAGCAGGTAAAACAATAGGAGTACCAAACACTTCAGGACGAAGTAAATGATTAATATACTGTGTGGGTATTGCTTCTTCAATTCCCTGAACAATGATTTGCTTGTGTAAGTATGCTGTTCGTTCATGTGGTTCCCAGTATATTAAACTAATAACTGTTTTATCATTAACTAAACCCAAATCAAGTGATATGATTCTATGTATGTTTGGCATACGAGTAAAATCAATTTCACCTGTAGTATATGTGGGCCAATTACTTAATTGAAACACAGCGCCTTTACCCATAACAGGTTTACCAGCAATTCGTGCTTCTCTTTCATGTGGCAAATAATCTCGTTCAAGTTGTCTACGAGTTGACATTAACAGAAATGGTTGACCCCAGGGATCATATTCTGGTACATCACTCCAAGCAACACGAATAAATTCATAGCCTTCTTCTTTGTTCCAAAACTTGCTAACTAATCCATTCAATCCTTTTAATGGAGTAAATGAACATAACACTTTACCTTGTGTTGTTGCTGTACGAGTTACCATCTCACTAAAGAAGTCATCTGGTGGTTGCTCGTCAAAGACAGCAAGATTTAACTTGAACCCTTGTAGTTGTCTAACTTCTTGCGTATAGTTGGCAAAAAGCAAATAACTGTTGCCACCACTAATATGCTTAATTTCCACACCAATACAATTTGCGCCGTCATTACGCATTGTATCAGTAATAATACAACTGCGAGGTATAGCACCTGATCCAATACTTTCAGAAATTTTGACATCTTGAGTTCCTAATAATTCGTTTTGTAATACGAGTGCGACTTGACTCCAGCCCTCACCTGCTACCATACAAGTGATTGCTGTGTCAAAGCGATAACCATCCCACCATTCAGGATATATTCCTGTCAGGTGCATGGCAGTTTCATAGCAAGTTGATACTGTTTTACCAATACGATTTGCTGCTAGTATACCTCTACGCTCACAACTACCAGTACGAAAAAATGTTCGTTGATGGTTAAATGGGCGAAAGTATTTTAGTTGATTATAGCGCATGTCATCGCATACGCTAATTGCTAGTTCTTGTAGTTGGCTTTTAAGTGGGCCAGGTATTGTTTTAAGTGAATCTATTGTTAGGTCGTATTTATCTACTGCCCAGCGCAAGGCTCTAGCCATCAATACTTCTGTTGATAGCATCTTCTACCCTCACTTGTTGACGAACTTCAAATATGTCACGAATAGCACTTGACATATCATGTAATTCAGCAGGACTTAATTTCCATGTTGATACATCTTCTAACACAACAGTATCACCGCGTTTATCTAATCCTGCTTGTAAGCGTTCAGTTAGTAAGCGTAAAATGTGTTCAATTTGTCCAGGAAACTTTTCTTGAAACGCTATACGATGACTAGCATTAATCTTTTGAAGTATTAATGTATCATTATGTCTAGCAAGTTCTTGTGCTTGCTTTATTACACCATCACGGATTGTCATTTTAAGTCCCATGGATTAGATATAGCGCCTTGATTTAATTGACCAAATTCACGATCAACCCATACATCCCATTGATTACTCTTGTTAACTTTAAGTGACATCATCATACTACGCAATCTACGACCAACAGGAGTTAGTGTTCCATCCTCACGCATAATAGTTTGTTCGCCAGTGCGTGGGTTTACCCATTTAATAACTTCAGGACGCTCACGACCATATTTGTCAATCTTTGTTCCATGCGCTACTTGATCTAATGGACCCATGATCTCATAACTAATAACGCCGTTCTTGTATTTCTTAAACCAGCATATTACTTTCTTTCCTCTTGCTCTGAAATCATTATCAGGGTGTGGAACATAATGACTTAAGAATATATTTTGTACTTCTGAATTAGGAGGTAAACTAGGATCACGAGGTGGGATAGGTAGTAATGGTTCAGTAGGGACCATGTCATTTCTGTCAATGTATGGGTTCTCGCTACCAATAAACTTTAAGTCCACTTCTTTACGATTAAGCACATCCATTGCTACTTGATATTTTAATTTGTTCGCACGACCTTTTAAGTTCAATACAATACCGGTTTCATCATAGACGAATCGTTCAAGTAAGTTTGCTGTGGGGAAGTCAGTCATTAGCCCGTCTATATCGTATTCGGCATCAAACTCTTGTTTGACTTCTACAACAGGGGCTGTTAATTTAGATTTTGTTTTTTTCTCTGGGACAACTGGAGTTGTTTCATCTACCCATGGGTTAGTATCGTTCATTTCTTTTTCCTTTCAAATCAATAAACATGAGACAGCACAATGCTATCTCATGTATTTACTCTTAAAACTTCTTTGGGCTTTTATATTTCTTTGGCAACTTTGCGCCATTTGCTGTTGGATTAGTTTTAGGACCTGTATTGTCGTGTAAACTTTCAACAGTAGGGTCAATGAATGGTTTCATTCCGCGACCACGATTAGCAACAGCATTTTGAATCATTTGAGCCATCTGATTCTTTTCACTATTTGTATCGTTCTTCATATCAACAAAAGCATTACGCTTGCTTGGAGTGCCAGCATTACCTGTAGCAGGACCACGCTTTTGATTGATTGCTTTTGTTTGTGGGTTTGATGTACTAATTCTCATATTACCAACCTTTCCATACGCCAGGACCTGCTGGACCATTGTTACCAGCATTGATCTTGTCTATATTGCCTTTGTAATTCTGTTCACCTTTAGGATCCCACGCACGAGTTCCACCATTGTTACGAACTTGACCGCCGACATTAATGCTATCAGGATTCTTAAACTTTCCTGCTGGCATACCGCCAATTGGTGGCTCACGAAAGTTATCAAATGTTGCTGGAGGTCCAACTTTCTTTGCTGCGTGATCTTGATTGCCTTTTGTAGGACCGCGTCCGAAGTTTACATCACGACCATCATTCATATGACCTGACCAATGATTTGTCTGATATTTACTAGAACGCTTTGTAGCGATCTTTTCCATACCATCAAAATTTAGATTAGAATCATCTTGTGTTTTGCTATTTGGTTTCATTACTTTTTCCCTTTTGTTTTCTTAGCCACTGCTCTTTTAGTCGCATAGGCGATTGCTACCGCTTGCTTTTGTGGTTTCCCACTAGCAATCTCTCTTTTAACATTCTCTCCGAATGCTTTCTTACTCGTTGACTTAATCAATGGCATAATACTATTTATTCTTCCTTGATACCTGCGAGTTTAGCCAATGCGTCAGCAAATGCTAACTTCTTTAACTCTACTGCGTCTGCGCTATCAGTTACTTCAATACGAGCCAAACTGTTCATTACTTTATTTAATATTAAATTATGATATTTCATTATCAATTGCTTGTCATCATTAATTCTGGCTTGTAAAAAGTCCTCAACTAATAATTGCTCGTAACTATGTCCGCCTGTTTTAGCATGTAATGTCTCTAATAGTGTTTCAATAGTAACTTGATTCTTGCCACCAGCCTTACGCCCAGCCCCCGGGCGAGCACCGCCTCGTTGTTTCTTTTCTTTAGATTTTTCGTGTTCCATACTAGTATTTATTAATAAATTCAATATACCGTTAAATATACATATTAGAAAGGCAAAGCATGAACTACAATTGGCGACCCGCTAACGGATTTGATGTTGATAACATCGTTCGTATGGCTGAAACTCATTTTCAAAACGAAATTGACAATATCTTTACCCCTGAACCCGTAATCTACGGACGAAATATCACACTTGCTGTAGTAAATCAATTCTATGGCCCTCTATCTCAATTACTCTCCGTCGCAATTGACGAAAATAACAAATTACTAGCATATACTTGGTGCGTTCGTGGTGAAAAAGCATCATGGTCCGATGACGAGATGATTTTGGTGCGAATGGCACACATAGATTTACAGTTACCTGTAAGAACAAAAGTTAAGTTAGTTGTTGACATGATTAATTTGTGGGAAAGTTGGGCAAAATCTTGTAATGTTAGTATTATCTGTTCAACAACTATGCGTAAAGACCAAGATGGCTTTCTAAAACTACATAAGAAAGCGGGTTATGATGTTCGGGGTAGTTACGCATATAAAAAAGTAAGCACGACACAAGCCACTCCTGCCAATTAGTTGATACCCAGATTAGAAAATCGCAAAATCCTCTAGTTCTTGATAGTGCTGTAGCGATTTAGTTCAATGTAGCCCTCAACATCCATATTTGTTTGTTTAGTGCCAATACACGGTCTTGAGCATAGTTAGAGATTTCTTCATAATCTTCATCTTCAGCCACATCTTCTAATTCATCATAACTATTTTTAAGTGATTGTAAATCTTTCATTATTGCTTCCAATAAGAAATCGCTATCACCCTCAAGTATTGCCGTAGATATTTCGCTTTCATTCAATACATCTTGTATATCACAAGGCATATATTCTTCCATACTGCGTAGTAGTTCAGCAATCACATCAATTTGATCTTGTAAACTTTCGTATATCTTTTGTAGTAATTTGTGGTCACTATAGAAGTTACGACCTTCTGTATTAACATGAGCAACATGGCTGCGATAGTAGGCAACAAAGTTGTTGTTAAAGATTTGCGTTAGTAGTGTTTGTGTTATCATAATATTATTTAATCCTATATTTTTCTAGTATATCTAAATGGTGCTTGATCAATGGATCATTTGGATTATTTAATTTACGCAAACCCTGTTCAATAACATCTCTATGAACTTGCGGGATAGAGGCAATTTTTTGTTCAAATTCACTTTCTCCTGCTGATTTTATACCATTAAAAGTTCTTGCTTGGTCATCAGTCAACATTTGACTTACATTTTTAGGTGCTTTAGGTGTTTTAGATTTTGCTGCCTTAGGCACAACCAATCCTAAATCTTCTGCTGTTATAATATTTGCTCTACTATATATTGCTGGATCTAATTTACCAAACTTATCTTCAATTACTAAATTAGTTGGATGGCGAGATTCATTGCTTCTTTCCATTAAACCTTTAAGTGAACTAATATTATTAGCGTCACCGGTATCTTGAATTTTTAACCTAAATGAAGGACTCATTATATTGCCACTAGTTAAATTTCTTGTTACATGATGTAATTGTTCCATTGAAGTTGTTGGCATTAATTTATCCAACTCGTTACTAAAGTTTGGATTGATATCATAAACACTCTTATCAAAAATAACAAGATTTTTACTGCTGCGATTGTTTAATGTATTATCTATTGTAGTTTTAACTGGGTCAGGTAAATTAACATTATCTAATGAATAGGGATTTGAAAAAGGTGATTCTTGTTTTAACTGAATACCTTCAGTTACCTGTCGTTTAATATCTCTAAAATTAGCACTATCTTTTGCTATCTTTTGAATTTCTTCTGGTGTTTTATTAGTTCCATATTTTTCAGCAATACTTAAACCATACGCCTGCTTTTGCTGTAATGTTAATTTAGGATCTAAATTAAGTTGAGTTGTTGTATTGCGTATTGCTTCCGGAACTTTGCTAACATCATTAGTAGTGTATAATATTTGTGAGGTAGGATGATTACCTAAAGTATCACTAATATATTTTGCTGCTTTAGGATTGGTTTGTGCGAGTTTATCTATTTCATCAACTAACACTAATGTTTTACCATTAGTGTTTAATCTATCATTAATTGCCTTAACATCCTGTAATGTTGATTTGCTATGAACTGTTTCAATTCTACCGTCAGCGTTTTTATTTATCCATTCACCTGCTAAACTTGTTTTGCCTGTACCAGGTGGTCCATATGCTAATGTGTTTTTTGCGGTGCCATTAACAAAATCATTAATGCCTGGTTCAACATGTTCTGGCACAACATAATCTTGTGTATATCTTTCTAATGTTGGATCAGTAGATAATAATTGTTCTTTTGCCTGCTTAACCGGTTCATTAACTGGCGCAACTTCTGGCGGAGGCATTACCACTGGCTCTGGAGGCGGTGGAGGTGCTGGTGGCGGTGGTGGTAGTGATTCAGGTGCTACATTTCCTGGCACTGGAGGTTCACCAGCTGGCGCTGCGTATCCGGGAGTTTGATTCCATCTTGCTTGCTGTTCAGGCGATATTCCTGGAACAGGTGCTATAGTTGTCCCAGGAGGATTTGGCGGACCGGCATTTGGTCCGCTTTTGTTTACCATGTTTGCTGCTTCTTGCTGTGATTGCTGCGCTGGAGGCAATCCGGGACTAACTGGTCCTGCTGCTCGCGGCATCATACCTTGAAGTTTTTGACTTTGTAATCCTTCTTTAACTGCTTTAATACCTATTTGTGGTAATGATTCACTATTAAAACCAGGCACATTTTTTAATGCTGGAATTTCACCTACAAGATGTCCAACAGGCCCAGTAATTCCTGATACATGTGGACCAGCAATTAAGTCAGCCCATGGACGCAAACTTGTAGCATAATCATATAATCTTGCGCCAGTTTGTTCACCTGCTGTACCAGGTAATGGAACAGATGGTGTTTTAGGATATGCTTGAGCAACTTCTGGTGGCATTGGTACATTTTGTGGATTTGCTCCTGAACTTACAGGAAACCCACTATCAGGTAAACCACTACTCATATTATACATTCTCGCAGGATCTATATTATTAAATTTGTTATACGCACCTTTAACAACACCACCTAACCATGGCAATAATAATTGACCGCCAGCGGCCATACTACCTTGAATTCCTGCTTCTTTTGCTCGTTCACCTACCCCACCTGGTGTACCTACAGCACCAATCGCACCGCCAGCAATCGCTGCTTGTCCTACACGACCTAAACTTGTTGCCGCTGGCACAACAGCATTAACTGCTTTTGCTGCGGGAGCAAATGGAACCATATATCCAGCCGCTTGCCCAATATAGTTAGGAATAGGTGATTGTTTTTGATATTCACTATTCCATTCATCTGAAAATTGATTGTTTCTTGCTGCGAAATCTTGTATTGCTTTACCAGTAGACGGACTTACTGCTCCAACTCCCTTACCTACTAAATCTATTCCGCCACCTACAAGATTAGATACAGTATGTCCTGCTCCCATGCCGGCAGCGGTTAGTGTTTTTGTTATAGGATTTTCAACAATAGATTTTTGAAACCAATCTTCTCTATTTGATTTAGGTTCAGATTGTTTTAGATAAGCATCGGGATCAAAAGCCTTTTCCTTATCTTTTTCTGCTAGATATGCGTCAGGATTAAAATCAGCCATTCTTATAATCCTAATTGCTTTTTAATTTTAGCCGCACGAGGGTCATTGGGATTTTGTCTTGCCCATTCAATTGCTTGATTATCTTGTTCTGACAATTTTGACACAGGCGCCGCGCCAGGTGCTGTTGCTGAAACAAGCGTTCTTGTATTTGGTAATAATTTAGCATCAAACTCTGATGGATTTAATCCAGATGATGTCCATTGTGTCTTATGCGTCATCAATTGTCCAGCCATCAATTCTTTATAATACTTAATTGTGCCTGCTAACTGTTCTGGACTCTTTGAACTGCTAAATGCCTGTTCAATTTTTTCTCTATCGTGAACTGCCGATTGTCCACTACCAACAACTGCTTTTGCCACCTCACTACCAACAACATATGCTATATCTTGGAAGTTAGAAGTTTCAGGTTGACCTAATTGTTTTGCTAAAGCATTTGTAACAGTATTTGCTATTTGTATTTGTCCATTTTGTAATGCTTGTCCGGCTTTATCTAATGTATCTAAATGTGATGTTGCTGTATTCAAACTATTAACTGTTTTACTTGGAGTTCCAGTGGTATATTCTTGTTTAATCTTAAACGCATTACCATTATAGGTTCTTCCCTGTTCTTGCGCTAATCTTAATACTTCTTGTGTTAATGCTGCTTTTGCTCCAGTAGTAGGTCCTGCTGGAGGACTAATGTCACCATCTAATATAGATTGCGCCATAGATTTTGCTTTTGGTTGTGGCGTAGCATTAGTTGTTTGCGTATTTTGATTAATTGGCGTAGGCTGAACCGCTGCTTGTGGTGCTGCTTGTGCTGTTGCTTGCGGTGCTGTCATACCAGGGAATGGCTTTCCAGTCATCGCATAATATGATTTATTCTTTTCAGCATCAATTTCTGCTTGCGTATGTAATGGTCTTCCACCAACAGTTGATGCGGCAATGTTATCTTTTTCCATGCGTTGAACTGCTTCTTTTGCTGCGTTTAATCCCTTAACATGTTGTGGATCTTGATATCCAAGTGTTGAGAAGCCTTCTGGTGCTTGTGTAGACCATGAACTATTAGGAATACTTGAATCCTTAAATTGTAATTGACCACCTATTTTTCTTGTAGCAAATGTATGAACTTCACCATTAACTATTCCATGATGTGGCGTAGCGCCAACTTCAATATTTTTAGTATTGCCCATACTTGAGTATGCTGCTAATTCACTTGAATCCATTGCTGTGCCATCGGCTTTAACACCTTCTAATGGTTTGCCATCAACTCTAAATTTAACAATACCAGTATTGCCTTGACTATCCATAACTGGTTTATATGATGTTGGAGCAAGTCCTAACTTGATTGCTTCAGCACCGGCAAGTTGTGGACTGATGTATGATAGTAGAATTAATTTCATCCAACTACCTTCTTCATCCTTAGGCTTTGATGTAATGATAGATGGAATTTTTGGATCACCATTTTCTACCATACTTTTAACTGCTGCTGTAGCCTTTTGTTCATTATATTGATTTCTATAAAGTTCAAATGCTCTATCACCAGCTTTTCTACGCAAACTTTCAGGATTACTTGTATCGTCACGAATTTGTATTTGTGCGTTAAGATCGTTTTGTTTATCAAGAAAATTATTAACTCTTTGCTGAATATCCATGCCCATAGGATTTGCTGCTGGAATACCACCTTGACTTGATGCTGCTATCTGTGCTTGTGATGGTTGGCCAGGTTGACCTTGTGCTGCTTGTTGGCCACCCATTACTTTATTAATGTATGCTTTAGTTTCATTAGGAATGAATGTTTGCCAATCTTGACCAGTTGCTTGTGCTTGCTTAAGTGCGTTATCTACACGGCTAAATCCAGCATTATATGCTGCTGCTGCTTTAGCATCATCACCGTATCGTTTTTGCGCTACAGCAAATAAATCTCTACCAACACGGTTATATTCTTGTGCCGAATCATCTTTTGCTGGCTGTACTCCATAACCCGGGTCGCGTGCCGTTGATGGCATAACTTGCCCAGCATACATTGCGCCTGCTGTACTTGTTACTGGTTGACCATTAGCGTAATAATCTTTATTACCGCTTTCTGCCTGTAACATTCTTTGGTAGGTGCCAGGTTGACCTTGTTGTGGTTGATTAGGATTTACTGGAGCAGCTACAGGCTGTCCTGCTTGCCATGGCATAGCAGTAGGTGTGTTTCTATTTATTTGATTAATATTACCTAATCCACCTTGATTTTGCTGTGGTCCTGGTCCTGATTGCTGCTCTTGCTGTGCTGCTCTTGCTTGTGCTTCTCTTTGAGCCTGTTGCTGCTGTAATTGTGCTAATTGTTGTTCTTGATACCGTTGTTGTTCTTGTTGATTTTGATTTTGAACAATTTGTTGTGCCTGCTGGCGTTGCGCAGGATCTTGAACATTGTTCATGGATCCTACACTTGGCGCCATATCTTCTGGGGCAACTGGTGCCACAGGTTTTTGTGCTAGCGTTTCTTGCTCTAATCTGCGTCTGCGTTCTTCATCAGTTTCTTGTGTATCTAAACTAGTTCCAAATGCGTCATAATTTTCATAAGCCATATATCTATAATCCTTTAGAACTTAATTTGCGGGGCAGCGACATTAAAGTTAGATCCAGTTTGTGTAGTAGATGCTGTACCTCTAAAGTCAGGATTATAACTTGCTGATGGTGTTCCAAAGATTACACTAGCATATTGATTGTATAATTGTTGTGGTGTCATTGCTGCTGATACTTGTTGACCTGCAGCGCCTAATGCTTGTCCAATACCACCTTGACCTAAACTTGCTAGTGTAGATCCAACCCCTGCTCTTTGTTGAGCAACTTGATTTTGTATTTGTGCTGCGGTTTGTGCTTGTAATGATTGCGCTTGGCCTGCTAGTTGCTGTCCTGCTAATGCTTCTCTAGCACTACCTAAATTACCAGTACCACCAAACTGTGCTTTTTGATTAGCAATGTTTTGTTGATATTGTTGTTGAGCAGGACCCATTGCTGCGGTAATCTGATTCTTCTCATAGTCAGGACTAAACAAACTTTCAAGACCACCAATGCCTGTGCGTAATGCTGACTCACCAGTTTCACCCAATGTGTTTTGTGCTTGTCCTGCTGTTCCAGCAAGATTCTGTGCTGCGTTAACTACACCACCAACATTCTTGTTATAAACATCAGTAGCGCCTGTAACAGCATTTGTATATGTGGGTGCTATTGTTCCCGTAAAAAACCCTGTTTGCGCGGCAATTTGATCTTTTTGCTCTTGCGTTAATGTAGGGGTTGTTGTTGATGATGATTTTCCAAAACTCATTGGTATGGTCCTTTATATTATATTTAGTGTACTTTGCTTATCTTGGCGTTTTCATTATGCTAGCAACTTGTTGTTGTATCGCATAGTAAGTATCCCAGTCACCTGCTGCTGCCGCTGCTTGTTGTTTATTGAACCATTGTGGTCCAAGTTGTTGTGTTACCTTATCATAACCTTGTGGTATCTGTGATAATGCTGTAGCATCACTAGTAGCCGTGTTTGCTGTAGTTTTTGCTAGAGGTGTTATAGGTATTTGCTTTAATTGCCCAACTTTACTATAGTCAAAGTTCATTACATTCTTGTTAGCATCTGTAATTGGTACAGCACGAGTTGCTGGTTGAACCTTTGTTGATTTAAGTGGTTTACCATCTATCAAATCTTGTATATCTTGACTTGTTAATGGTTTAGCAAGTTGTTGTAAACCCCACGGTGTATTAGGCGCCTGAGGTTGTGTATTGAACAATGTTTCGTTAAATTTAGGACCTGTTTGGAACGCATGTTGCCCCCAATAGTTTTTACTTTGTGCTACATCGTTTGTATTATAGAATGAGCCCGGCTTGATTAATCCTGGGTTCAAATAATCTGATATAAAGCCTGTTGCTGCTGATGCTCCAGTCGCAGCACTTGCTCCTGTAGAACCTGTAGAACCGCCAGTTGATCCTGTAGCACCGCCTGTGGCACCAGTGGAGCCTGTAGCACCACTAGCGCCGCTTGCACCTGATGCTCCGCTAGCACCTGATGCACCACTAGCGCCGCTTGCACCTGATGCTCCACTTGCCCCACTAGCACCCGACGCTCCTGACGCACCTGATGCTCCACTTGCCCCACTAGCACCCGACGCTCCTGACGCACCTGATGCACCTGATGCTCCACTAGCACCTGATGCTCCTGAAGCACCACTAGCACCTGATGCTCCTGAAGCACCACTAGCACCTGACGCACCTGATGCTCCTGAAGCACCACTAGCACCTGACGCACCTGATGCTCCACTAGCACCTGATGCTCCTGAAGCACCACTAGCACCTGAAGCGCCGCTTGCGCCAGATGCT